ACTGTCTATTGATGTAACCACCAGCCTATATTTCCGCCAGATAACCCCCCTCTTTTCCGCCCAGTGTCGTTTCCATGCCACCGGACGCTCTGTCGTCTCGCATGCCGCGTCGATCGCATCGTGAACGACTCAAGGTACGTGCTGACCGTCCGAGCGATCGTAGAGCGTCCTACGCGATCTGGCGTGGGTGTGCGGAATCGCACAGTGTGGCTGGGTGCGGAGTGGTGGGGAGAAGAGCGTGCTGCCGCACGGATGGCCTGCGGTGCGCGGGCTTCTTGTGGGCGTGAGTGGCGCTGCGGCTCACTCGAAGCGAGAGAGCCTCCGCATAAGCGCACCGTCGGCTTGAGGGATGGTGGTCAAAGCGGCGTACACCGCTTCGTATACCACTGCCAGGTCACTGTCTTTCGCGATTGCCCAGTGCTGGCTGTCAATCGTCCCGAGACCGGATGGTGCCGCGTCGGTCTATGGGGATCGGCTGACGTTCGATCGTCCCTGCGATTGTCCCGGTAAGGTTATCCGTCTGCTGAATGCCGGGAATCACACGGCGAGACAGCGTATTGACGGGTTCCAGGCCGGCGCGGGGCTGGGGCCGCTGCATTCCAAGCGACGGTAGGGAAGAATGCAGCGGGGTGTGATCCGCTTGCGATTGCCGCCGAGACCGCAGGTGTGAGCCGCGGGAATGGCAGGGTTTCGGCAAGGGAGTGGACCCAGCGGGAAATCCCTCATTTGGAGGCGTTCTTTTGTTGCTGTACCCGAGGGCCTCGGCAGTGGGGTAGTCGCCCAAACAACCCGGAGTCCCCGGGAACGGTTCACGCTGACAACGGACTGTCTGGCGGAGGGGACTCATGGGGGTCGACGATAGCCGGTCGCCGTCCAGAGTGCAAGAGGGTCAGCCCGGGCGCCTCCGGGTCTTGTCCTTCTGGGCGGGCGTGGACTCGACGCGGGCCTTGTGCCGGTACTTGGCGCCCAGATTTTTCAGCCGGTAGAGCGTGGACACTCTGTGGCACTCTATGAATGTGGGCGTTGAGGTCAGCCTGTCCGGGTGCTGGGTGAACCGCTGGAGCGTGCAGTTCCCGTCCGCCAGGATTTCGATGACCACAAACCCGGGGCTCCCGGCGCCGACGGCCGGGCAGTTGAAGACGACGCGGCTGCCCTGCAGGACGCCCCCGATGAACTTCAGCCAGCCGACCGTGATCGGCGGATTGTCGTACGGGCGGCCAGTCTGCGGGTTGATGCCGAATCTCCGTTTCTTCTTCACCGCTCACTCCTCCAGAAAAGAAAATCCGTCGCCGAATTTCTTCGCAAAATCACGGACCTCCTGGGGGACCTGCTGCGCTTCCTTCCACGCCAGCATGCCCTTCAGCCGGCGAATCTCCGCGATCAGCAGTGGCAGGGCTGTGCGGGACGCGGCAGCAAGCTGCAGATTGTCGCCATCAAAGTAGACCGGGCATCTCCCGCCACGCTTCGGGCTCCACGAGGCGCTGCCATTTGACACCACCCACGGCCCCGCCGTCGCCGCGTCGCAAATTGCCTGCAGTCGGTCCAGGTACTCGTCGGTCACGCAGTTTCGCTCATCAGCCGCCGCATCGCCTCGTTGTCCCGCTTCAGCCATTCCACGCCCTCCAGTAGACCATTGTTGAAACCTTCTGACTTCGACAGTTCTGTACGCAGCCGCCAGATTTCGCGGATTAGCACAGGCACGTCCTGCGAGACGATTTCAGCCGCGTCCTTGGTTTTTACGCCACGTTCAATCTCGCCCCACAGGCTCGCGAGATACTCGTCGGTTACTTCGCTCATAATCTCCCGATCAGTTTGTGCCGCATGACCTGAATCACCGCCTTGCAGTCGGCGAGTGCCGTGTGCTTGACCTCCCCGGGGAGCCCGGCCCGTTCGAGGCATTGGGCAAGCGACGGAGGCCGTATGTCGATCGCCGGGTCGTAGTAGAGCGTCCCCGGATCGAGAACGCGATGGGCGAAAAATGTGCCGCCACCGGGGCAGTGGGCCTTGATGAACGGGATGTCGAAGCCTGCGACATTCTTGCCGCACGCGACGACCAGTTCCGTTTTTGGGAATCCCGCGGACCACAGCCACTGCCGGATGTCCGCCGCGTCGAGGAATTCAAACGCCCTACTGCGAGTGAGCCGCGTGAACCCCTCGTCGTCAAGGACGAGCCCCTGCGACTCGATTTCATGGATCAGCCGTTCGTTCATCTTCAACGCCACCATGTCCCCGAAGTACGACTGCCTGGCGACCCTGATGTTCAGGGCCGGCAGATTCTCGATCGGGGATACCAGATCCTCCGCGACCATCGCGACCTCCAGGATCTGGCAGAGATCCGGGTCAAGTCCCGTGGTCTCGATGTCAACAACGACATATTTCATGCTCATTGAATCGCTCATAAGTGCCTCTTCGTATCCCCCGGGATCAGGCGGATCACCGCTGGATCGCTCGGGTCTGGGTATTGGTGTCTCCCGTGAACTCCGATCGTGTTCACGATAGTGCCGTCGAGGTTTCGGATTTCATCCTCACACCCCCCCCATATCTGGATCACGATCTCTGCCTCGGGATTCACATCCTTCGTGAGCCACAGAAAATCCTTGAGCTTCATTCTTCCTCCCCGCATTCCCCGGGCCGCCTTGGCGGACAGCCAAAGTCCTCCGCCTCCGGCGCCTCCTCATCACGTGGATCTTGCTCCGCGTACGCCGCGGTGATCCGCTCGACCATGTTTTCGAATTCCGGACCCTCCTCCCCGTGAATGGAGAGGAAGAGGAGTCCGACCACCCGCTCACCGTACCCGGCCTCGTCGCACAGGCTCTGTGCGTGCTCCGCATCCAGCGCGTCGATCTCCGCGCCGTGGACCAGACCGTCAACCTCGTACTCCGTGACGAACCGCTTCACCACAGAACCTCCCGGAAAATCGAGTCCAGCGGTAGAAAATCGGAAGTCGGGAATCCGTTGGCCGTGTTGAACCCGCGACTCTTCCACAGCTTCAGAACCTGCTTTGCCGACTGAAATGGGACCACGCAGTTCTCGACGACCGCGTAGAGCGTCGAGATTCTCGGATCGTACGTCGTCCGAATCACCGGAATGTCCGTGCCGTCAACCCGCAACTGCGGAACCGGAATCCCATGCGGGATCGTCACCAGCCGGATCATCCGCACCGTCCTGCGCTGCATCCGATCTGGCTCTCGCACGTCCTTCTCGTCCAGCCAGTAATGAATCGTCACCGTCGCCTCGTACACCACGTCCATCGTCACGGCCCCTTTACAAGTTGGTCGACCTGCGCAATCCTCCGCCCGATCCAGGTCATCACGGGCACGGCCATCGAGTTTCCGATCGCCTTGTACCTCGGACTGTCCGCCGCCTGTCGTCCGCGGTGCGGAACAAGCGTGTAGTTGTCCTCGAATCCTTGAAGCCGTTCACACTCCGTAACCGTCAGTCGACGAGGACTGATCAGCGGGCCCGTCACGCACGGACGCATATCCGACGTGGCCCCAGCGTCGGCACCGGCGAGCGTCCCAATAACATCCTCGGAGTATCCACGGCCGTTGCGGCCGATTCTCGGCTGGAACGTGCAGACGGTCGGAGGATGTGCACCGGCCGCGAGCGGGTGACAGGCATCGCCTGGCTGCGGGTTTGAGAAATTCCCCGGGCTCGTGATCTGCGTTGTATCGAACGCAACTATCGCCACTTGACCGCCTGCATTGGCATGGCTTCCTCCGTGTCCCATCGCTCGTAGTGTTGGTGCCGTGTCTCCCGCATCAGCCGCATAATCCTTGCATGGGAATGCAGTCACCAGCGTCTCCGTCTCGTAGTCGATCCGGCCCATTCCGCCGACATTCAGGCAGTGGGAGATGTTTCCTGTGGAGGCGAGGACTCCTCCCGCGAGATCGAAGTCCGTTCCGAGTCCGCCACCTGCCGAAGGGCGGCTGCTAAGTGTGCCGGTAACGTCTTTCCCCGCTTGTCTGCTCTCCGAAGAATCCCCGCGCAGGCTTTCGGGCTCAAAAAGAACCGCTGCGGAACTTCGCCAGTCTCCAAGATATCCGACAATCTCGACGAAACGTCTGGCTTGTCTACGCAAATCAACGAACGACGGAATCCCGTCCAGTTCTGAAAATAGGTCTCTATTTGTCTGTCGCGCATAGTTCGTAAAGTCCTGTATTGCTGCAAAAGCGGATAATTCCGCGCCGCACGAGACTGGGGACGATTCTCTCAAATGAAGAATGAGCGATGCGATGCGCAGAACGACTCTGAAACAAATGGAGATTTGATTCGGAGTTATTGTGTTTGTCGAAGTCGATGTGGTGAACGATCTCGCTGCTGTCAAGGCGTCTTCCCAGTCTTTCCTCCATGATTCTTCTGTGAGTGAAGACAGGAGATCCGTCGCGAAATCCATCAATAGGTCGCCCGGAGTGAAGTCCTCTGCCTTTTTGTCGCCACGCAACAATGCCGAGTTTCTTGCTTCGCTCTGAAACTTCAGAAATTCCTCGGCCAAGAACTTCTGCCAGGTCTTTGAGTTTTCTTCCTGATGCGTGGTAATCCCGAATAGCCTCATCCTCCTCAGAACGCCATCTCTTGAGAGGTGTGCTGATGCCGATTTTGCACGCTCTTTTTCTGACTTGAGCAACATCTCTCTGCAACTTGCGTGCAATATCTCTACTACGCATTGAGCCATAGTTAGCACGGAGGAAGTCGTCTTCGTCTGCAGTAAACAGTCTGCGCGCTCTCCGCATACGAATACCCTTCGTCTTCTTTGTGGGACACCGAAGAACTGCGAATCAAGAATCTCAACATCAAGAATATACCCGAGAGACTCGAATGTATCAAGTATCTCGCCAAAATCCCGTCCTTTGTTCGACGACAGGACTCCGGGGACGTTTTCCCAGACGAACCACCGGGGCCGTGCGCATGCAAGAAACTGGCAATATCGGAGGGCCAGGTTGCCACGAGCATCAGCCAGTCCTCCGCGGAGACCGGCGATGGAGAAAGACTGGCAAGGTGTTCCGCCGACCAGAAGGTCAACTGGCCCGACGCGCTCGATCTGCTCACTCGTGATCTCCAGCATGTTGCCAAGGTTCGGAACGTCCGGGTAATGGTGCGAGAGCACAGAGCACGGGAATGGCTCGATCTCGGAGAATCCGACGGCCGTCCAGCCGAGCGGCTTCCACGCGACGGTCGCCGCCTCGATGCCGGAACAGAGAGAAAGGTATCGCATGAGTCACTTCCGAATCGTGATCGTCGTCCCCGGCTCCAGCAGGAGCACCAGCCGCGCCAGCGCCCGCAGCGGTTTCTTCTCCCCATGCCGTGTCGTCCACTGGCGGAGAGAGTCCCTATAGTCCCCGGCATAACCTGTCGTAGGAATCTCCCCTGCCTTGTCGGCCAGTATCCGCAGGCACTCCTCGACCTCGTGAACGATCGCCTCTCGGTTGAGCATCAGTTCGCCCTCGTCGTAAATGTCAGGAGCCTGGAGAACAATCCGCCGTTCTGCGTCTTCACTGACTCCGGCTCGATGAGCACGAACTCGGAGAACGAGTCCTGCATCAGGCACTCGCGAATCAGCCCCGGGATGGACTCTCGCAACCGCGGCGTCATGTCCGCGAAGTTCATGCAGTGGAGCGTCTGAAGAATTCGATACGCCTCGCACTTCGGGCTAAACCCCAGCATCGCGGCCACGCTGTCGATGACGCAGATACTGAGCCAGCCCTTCTTGAACATCTCGGACAGGGCCGCGTTCGCCGCCTCAACCTTGATCGCCGTCATCGCCTGGTGATTCATTCCCCGTCCCTCACTTCCAGCAACCGGACTTTCCGCAACGTCCCCGGCGGATGCTCGCCAGCCCAGAACGTCTCGCGGTCCTCGGATATCTCGCACGGGTTGTTGTGGTTGCCGAATTGGACCCACGCCACGGGCGAAGCCGCGATTCGCTGCTTGAGGGCGGCAATCTCAGCCTCCACCTCGGCAAGACGTGCAGCTGTCCCGAGCGGGGCGACGGGTTCGAGCCACACCCACAGACGAGCGGTTACGAGCGGTTCACCCTCGACAAGCGGTCCGCGAAATCTCAACCCGCCGCATTCGTCGTCGAACACTTCAACAACAGTTTCGTCGCATGCAGCCCCGTCGTACACAACCCACCACCATCCAGGTTCCGTCGGCACAACTCGCTCGCTCATTCCGCACCCTCCCTTTCCTTTTCCCGCAGCCGGTCCAGTTCGCGGTGGCCTGCATAGTTCGCTGCATATACGCGGAACCCTCGTTCCTGCTCCCACTCTTCGATAAATCCCTTGGCAGCCAGTTCACGCAGGCACGTCTTGTCCTCGTCTCCGTCGCACTTCGCGAAGATTTCGCCTGCGGTCTGATAGTGCCACGCAACAGCCTCCAGCACCTGCAGCGTCCGCCGCTCGTCGTCGGTCAGCATGGTGTAGCCACCCGTCCTTTCTCCCGCAGTTCGGCCAGCTTGGCTCGGCCTGCGTCGGTGAGTGATGCTCGATATTTCAACCCGAATGGGTTTGGCGGGAATCGCACAATGCACACCATCCCAGCGTTATGTAGGTCTTGCGTCCCGTCGTGCTCTCCAATATCAACCGCCTCCAGCGCCTGCAGCGTACGCTCGTCGTCGGGGGTCAGCATGGCTCGTCCGTCCTGTTCGTGAATCGCACGATTGCATCGTCCAGTTCCATGTCCGCCGGGATCGAGCAGCGTGGAGACAACTGAGACCGCAGCCGCTCAATCTCCGTCCGCTGCTGCTCGATGGTGGCGATGATGTCTTCGAGCCTCCGATGCAAGGACACCCGCATTTCCTGGCACGCTTCATCAGAATCGTATTTATTGAATCTGAAACATTTCAAAGACGCCAGCAGTCCGTCAACGTCGCTCATCGCTCATCTCCACCTAGTAGTTCGTCCAGACGCACTCGACCATCTTGCGTTTCGACTTCCCGCCGGCCGCGTGGTTGGCGACCTCATGCAAGATGCTTCCACAACCGACGAGTCGCAATCGCCTGGACGGTCGAGACCGATACACCAAACACTGCCGCAATGTCCTTCAGTTTCTCTCCGCTGCTGCGCCTGTCTCGGATTGACAGGACCTCATCCACTGTCAGCTTGTGTAAACCGCTTTTCTCGCCACACTGCCACGTTCCATGCGCTCGCTTATCCTCGACGTTTTCTGCTTGCGTAGCCCATCGCAGGTTGCTTATGGAATTGTTTGTCTTGTTTCCGTCGTTGTGTGCTGCGACACACTCGCGACCCGGCTTTTCCCCACAAAACGCCTCTAAGACAAGAACGTGGATTCTAACGTATTTCCGTTTACCGCGACTGCAAATGATCGCCTTCCGGTAGCCATCTCGGTCGACGCCACCAGTCACTACATGCCATTCTCCGTGCTTCACAGCGCCGCGAGTGCTGCGGTGTCGACTCAAGAGAACACCATTGTTCCCGATTAGGTAATCTTGCGTACCTTTGATCTCTATAAATGTCACTCCGGGAAATTCATCCAGCAGCATTCTGTCATCCTTCGTTTTGATTGTGCACCGGACGCATGATTGGCGACATCGAAGTCCACTCGACGCCATCCATGTTTGTCTGATAGCGAGTCGTAAATCGGGTGCCTGTACATACTGACGACTGCTCGTCCTTCTATTCCTGACAGCAGTTCGACGAGAGCGATGTGGTCATCGTCTGACATCTCATGCTTATAAACCTGTTTCGCCGTCCGAGTGTTCGTGACATATGGTGCGTCTATATAAAAGAGCGTCTTCTTTCCGTCCTGCGACGCGATGACGTCCAGCGCCGGGCGGTTGAGGATGAGCACCCGCTTCAGCCGAGCGTGAACCGCTGGCAGTCCCTCGATGGCCGTCAGCCAGCCGCTGACCTGCTCGTTCATGCCGCGGCGAGTGCGGGTCCGGCTGATTGGAGAGTACGAATTCATCCTGCCGGCGAGCGATTGCCGACAGAGGACGAAGAACGCCCACGCCTTGCCGATAGACGTCGCTGGTTCGTAGCCTTGCACGATTGAGTATGCCCTGTTCCACTCGTCAGCAGAAAACGGCGTCGCCTCGACGCGACGCCGCAGCATCTCGCAATCTGCCAAGTCTTGGATCGTCCGCCAGAAGTTGATCAGGTTGCCGTTAAGGTCGTTCGCAACCTCGCTGATGCCTTCCCCACCAAGCTCGTCAGCCAGCAGGACTGACAGCCCGCCGGCGAACGGCTCGACGTAATGCAGCCAGTCAGTGCCGCGGCCGGGCGGGAACAGTGCCCGAATCTTCGATGCCAGCGGTGACTTCCCGCCATGCCAGCGGAGAGGCGTGTCAATCTTCATCGTTTCTGAAACCCTTCGCATCCTCGGCCTTCGTCCGGCCTGTGCCTGATGTGGTAGATCATGCCCTTCGCGTTGACCAGCCGGAGGACCGCAGGATTGTGGCACTTCCCGTGGTCTGGCAGTGAATCCACCCCGAGTTCCCCCAGGTAGGTGCAGTCCCCGCATCGACGATCGTCAGGGGCCACGTAGACTCCCTGCGGGGACCATAGCGGTACAGGCTCAACGTGAATCCCCACGTCCGGCGCCGGAGGCCGAACGGCCCCGGGCTGCTGATCCTGACCGGATGCCTGGTTCGAGCAACGAGGGCAACTCGCTCGAAAGTTGTAGAACCTGTCGTCAGATGGTCGTACATCGGTCCATCCCCTGGTTGGTGGCTCGGCCCCGATGTAGACGTCAGGGCACGAGCAGCACTCAATCCGCACCGCCTGATCAGGACCGAACTTCATCGGCGATCTTCCGGGATGTCGGTTCCTGTTCGCGTCGAATTGCCTCGTAGACCTCTCGGCGATGAACGGAAACGTCGGATGGTGCTTGGATGCCGAGGCGGACTTTGTCGCCGCGGATTTCGACGATCGTGATCCTGATGTGATCTCCGATCATAATCTCTTCGTCCCGCTGCCGACTCAAAACCAGCATGGTCAGAATCCTTTCCTTCAAACGGCCGTCTTCGCCAACGGCATGAGCACGAACCGCAGCCCGTCCACATAGGACTCGAAAATCTGCGGCCCGTCATCGGGTGTCCCGCGCCAAACAACGAACTCGTCGCCCACGGTCTCCATGAACTCCAGCAGCAGTCGCCCGTTGAATAGCAGGCTCCGCGGCGAACCGGAGAAGTGCGACGGCAAGAGGTCGACGCACGAACGGCCGGCACACTCGGCCTGAAGCTCCAGGGACTCCGAATCAAGATTGATCGTTACCGACCGATCGTCCGACATGAGCAGTGCCCGGCGGAGCATGGACCGCCACGCCTCGGTGCCGAACGTGAAGTCCTGGTTCGGCATCCCACGCTCGAACAGGACCATCGGGTCGCCGTTGTAGGTTGGCACGCCGTTACAGAAGATCCGGCGATCCCCCTGCACGACCGCCACGCCGGAGGAGTAGACGCGAAACGTAGCGAGCGCGCTGTTGTCCGTGTCCAGAGACTCGGCCAGAAGGTTCGCCGCACCGACGTGGATCGCCTTCGCCGAATATGTGAGCGAGTCGGACATCCAATCATGCTCGGCCATCGACATTCGCGATCCGTCGGTGCCGAAGACACGCAGTCCGCCGTCCGAGGTCGAGACGCAGAAGTTGACGCCCCGGATGATCGCCCGCTGCGACCGCTCGTCCGCGCACATTGCCGCGGCCTTCAACGCCGTCCGCAGCCAGGCAGCCGGAACGTCTGTGCTGAAGCTCGCCGCCTCGCTCGGCCAGTTTGCGGCCGGGTGGTACTCGCACTGTTTTTGTTCGTACGTCCAACAGCCCGGCTTGGCCTGCACGGTCATCTTGTCCCCGTGCATGGAGATCGTGATCACCTTCGCCGTCAGCGGGGCCAGCAAGTTCGCCAGCCGCGTTGCGTGGACGAGGAACCCGGACGGCTCGCCGTCGAGGATCACGACGTTGTTGAGGACGTTCCGGTAGATGACCTCGCCCGGGCGGGTGGCCCAGATCGTCGCGGTCGACCCGTCAATCTCAAACCGGAACGAGTAGAACCGATCCTCCACCGTGCGGGTCGGAATGATCCGCACGGCATCCTTCACGATCTGTCTCAACTCTTCGGTATTGCAGCAGAAGCTGATCAACGTGGCCCCCTTTCGTTCGGCTACTTGGTCCGTTCGCGCACGTACTTCTCGGCGGCGGCTTTGGCTTCGTCCCGGCTCGGAAGCGTCGCAATGTGTCGCTCGCCGTGCAGGTACGCAGCCCATCCGGGAGTCGTATGCACTTCAGTCCGCAGGTAAATCCGCTTTCCACGCCATTCCGCCCACGACAACCACTCGGTCGCGTCGTGCCACACCGGCTTGTCGTGCTTGTCGAGCCACGCTTCGCAGGCGGCTTCGGCGGCTTCGCGGGTGCCAGTTCTCTCTTCTGCACTGTGTCTTCCGCTCTCGTTGCACCGCAACTCCCAGCACCACTCATACTTGTCAGTCTTCCATGTGGTCGCCGTGTACTCACCGCACTCCGCGATGCTCGCACAGCCAGCCCGTAGCCAATTCAGTTTCATCCGATCGTCTCCTCGCATCTCCGAATGAACTCGTCGATCCACGCATTGGTGGTCATCCACCGCGTTCCCTGTCGCTTCGCCTTCAGACGAACGACCTCGCCGTTCAGCACGATCCCCTGTCGCATCCACCGCCACGCCGTGATCGGCGCGACCGGCGGGGACATCATCGCCGCCGCCTGCTTTACGGTCAGGAACTTCTCCGACTTGCGGTTCACTGCTTCGCCTCGCTTTCCGGCACGACAACCTCGCAGTCGATGTGCAGCGCGGAGAGGAGACGGCGCAGGTCGCCAACGGTCTTGATCCACGCAATGTGATGCTGATCTGACTCCATCTCGCATCGGAGAGCAAACCCACTATTCTTGTGACGCTCAACAAGCAGTCCGTTGTCGCTGAACTGAGGACACAGGAACTCGCCACACTCACGTTGCGGCCACCCGCTCGCCAGCAGAATCTCCTCGCTCAGCGGCGTCGGGTCGAACAGGTCGAGGTAGGCGTAGATGACGGCTTTGATATCCCGCCAGATATTCCATGTGATTCCCACTCCACGACTACCGCGTGTCCTGCTGTCTCCCTCCTCTTCACAGCGGAACAAGTCCGCCGGCCTTGCAACCATAACCCGCAACCGTTCCGCAGCCTGCTCAACGCTCATTGCTGTTCTCCATTTCAAACACTGCAACCACTGCATTCTTTTCACACAGGCCGAAAACCGCAAGTCGAATCTTCTGAGAATTGTGTCGCACGTTCAGACTTCACCGAGTCAATGCGACGGCAGATGCAGCCGTCCTTCCTGTCGCGGCAAGGAAACACACGATGAGTCAGTTGAACACCAGCGTTTCGCCGAACCTCCCTGATGCAGGAGCGTTTGCGCAATTTCAGAATTCCGCGCCGACTGCTGCGCCGGACGGTCAAGGAGCCGGAATCGTGGCGAGCCGCGCGCCCGATGCCGGAACCCTCGGTGTTTCGCATCCGCCGGTCGGGAGTTCCCCCGCTCCGGCGCAGCAGCCTCCCTCTTCGCTGAGCGACGCCTTCGCGCAAGCGGCGAACATGAGTCAGATCGACTTCGCACAGCACAACACGGCCCCGGCGCCGCAGGCCAACGGTCAGGCTCCGGCCCCGCAGTCTCCGCCGGCCGCACCGAGCACGCCTGTCCTCGACGCCTTCAAGGCGGCAGGATTTCAGATCGACGGGGTCAACTCGGACTCCGACCTGATCTCCGCGCTCGCGCAGATGACGACCGAGCATCAGGCGCTGATCAACCAGCAGATGCAGCAGGCGCAGGCCCAGCAGCAGCCCGGGTTTCCTCCCGAGCAGCCGCCGGTCAGCCAGCCGCCCGCACCACCGACCCAGCAGGCCGGTCCCCAGCACGGGGAGGCCAATGCGCTCGGTCAGCGGTTCAACGCGGAGTGGCAGAATCAGACCCGTTGGAATGCGGAGGCCGGTGCGTTCGAGGCGATCCACCCGCGATTCACCGCCGCGGCGGAGGCGATCAACGCCTGGTACGACGGCTACCGGAACTTCCAGCGCCGGATCTACGAAGACCCGGCGTCCGTGATCAACCCGCTGATCGAGCAGCGGATCGAGCAGATCGTCAAGCCCCTGCAGGACGAGATCGCCCAGTACAAGCAGCAGATGGCCCAGCAGGCGACGGAGGATCTGCTGCTCCAGTACCCGGACCTGACGGCCGCTGACGCGCAGAACCCGCATCTGCGGACGATCACGCCGAAGGGCATGGTCTTCAAGCAGGCCCTCGAATCCATCCCGTCCGGCGCTCTCCCCGAGACCGATCGGCAGCAGTTCGCGTACTTCAAGGCCCAGCAGTGGGAGGCGTCCCAGCAGCAGGTCCGGCCGGTCATCGCCCCGCCGCGCCAGCAGCCGCAGACGCCGATCGGGCAGGCCATGCAGCAGTTCGTTCCCCAGCAGCCGGCAGCCCAGCAGCCCGTCCAGCCGCAGACGTTCAACGTCCGGCAGACGTGGGAGCAGCAGGTCATGGCCGGTGCGCAAAACGGCAACGGTATCAACGGGTTCGGCGGCGGGGCTGGCAACCTCGGGCCGACTCTGGCCCGTCCGACGATCAGTCCGACGCCGAGGGCGAACAGCCCGGAGCAAGCCTTCCAACTGGCGGTCCAACAAGCTCAGGAGCAGGGACTGCTCAGTCTATGAACTTCCTGCCTGACCGGGGCGGGCGAACGGTGGCCGGTCAACTGTGTCAAGTCTTGTTGTGAGAGGCAGTTATGGCAATCACGCCGTCCGCTTTGGCGCTCAAAACGATCGCCGACAACTATCTGAAGGGCGCCTCGGATCTGACGATCCGCCGTCGCCTCCTGTTCTCCGTCCTGCAGGCGCGCAGTCGCATCCTCGCGAACGCCAACGCCTACACGACGAAGTGGCTCGTCTACTACAAGGAACCGTCCGTCCGGGCTTCCGGCGACGGAACCGAGACGGTGTTCAACACCCACGACGGGTACAAGCAGTTGTCGATCGGCATCACCGCGCGGGAGGTCTCCTCGGCCCTGCCGCACATGATGTACCAGATCAACCAGGGCAGCCCCGGGCAGATCATCAACCTGTTTCAGGACCAGATGACTCGGCTGACGCAGGCCATGCAGCACGACATGGCGCGGCAGGTCTACCGCTCGGGCTCGAACCAGGACTGGTCGGGCCTCGGCACGCCGCTGGCCTACAACACCTGCGCCACGACCGACAAGGTCGCCAGCCCGAACGGCAGCTACGGCGGTGTGAACACCGACCTCGCCGATCAGGGCGGGACGTGGTCGGCCGATCTGGCCGCTGCCAACCGGCCGAACGCCACGCTCGCCAATGACTGGCCGTACGGCACCGGCTCAGCCGAGTACGACTACGTCGCCCCGAAGTTCGTGAACACGAACTGCACCAACTGGCGCAGCGGGCTCGCGACCTTCCGGGACAACGTGGACGAGATCCTGTCGTTCACGAACGGCCGCCTGCGGTCGCTGACCGGCGACGACGAGGTGACGAACCTGTTCTGCATGTCGGGCGACCACTTCTCCGACTTCCAGAACAGCACGCTGCCGCGCATGCGGCAGATGATCCCGCACCAGATGGCCGCCCAACTGGGCTTCCACGAGGTGTACAACTTCGAGGGCGCGATGGTCAACATGGACATCGAATGTCCGGCTGGCCGCACCTACGTCCTCAACTACGACCAGGTGGAAATCTTCCACGTCTCGGACAAGCTGATCCAGGCGATCACGCCCGACTTCGACGTGAAGGACCACGCCTACCTGTTCAAGCAGTTCACCTACGGGAACATGCGGCTCAACCCGAAGTTCCTCGGCTACATCGGTGACTGGACCGTGTAATCGCGTTCCGCCGGGGCCGGCCGTGTGTGCGGCCGGCCCCTCTCGGACTCCCCTTTGATCGCAACCGTTTCTGGAGAATGAATCATGGCGGATCGTCAGGTCGTGGAATTCGGCTTGGATTACATCGCCGACAGTGGCACGCTGTCCCACATGCTGGGCAAAGAGTGCGACTTCAAGCACGAGAGCAAGAGCGGCAACACCGTCACGCCGCTGAGTCAGGCCCGGGTGAAGGCCCGGTTCGTCGCCAACCTCGAAGGCTCCGCGCTCACGAAGCGTATGGTCGTCAAGTGGAAGACGACCGTCGGCGAGGGCGTCGAAATCGCCGACGACGGGGACAAGCCGGCCGGCGTGGTCAGCCCGATGATCACGACGACCGTTCCCAACGGCAGCTACTTCTGGATGGTCTACGATGGTCCGGCCGAGATCATCAGCGATGGCAGTGGCGTGCTGGGCCTCGGCGATCTCGTCGTGACCGCCGGCAGCGGCACCGGCAAGGTCAACAAGCAGACGGCGGCCCCGGCCGATACCACGGCCGCGATGGTACAGGTTAACTCGGTCGTCGGCACCGTCATGGAGTCGATTACCAACGTGGACGGCACCACCGGCGCCTGCTGGATTCACGTCGGTCGCGCCGCCCCGTAATCGCTGCTGATCGAACTGAAGCCTCGACAACTGCCCGGTGTGTCAATACGATGCACCGGGCAGTCTCGTTTTGATGCGAAGGACGAGGATGAGCAAACCCCCGGAATACTGTGAGCAGCGGGTCGGCAAGCGAAAATTCAAGTGCTGCAACTGCGGCGTTATTTTCACGATCCAGCCAGATCAGACTGACAACAGGTTTTGCCCCGACTGTGCGGGAATCCTGGCTGCAAAGGACGCGATCATCAAGACGGAATCGGCGCTGCAGAGGGCGTCGAACACGCTGATCGACAAACTGGGCAAGGTCAACAACTCCCGATCGCTCGGGGCATCGACGATCTCGACGAACGCCTCGCTGCAGGCGGCGGGCAAGAAGATCGCCAAGATCCTCAACAAGGATACCCCGGAGGAGGCGCTGGGGGAGATCATCTCGGAGATCGCGAACCGGGCGCTCGGGCTGGATCAGCCCAAGGGTCCGGGCCTGACCCCCGGGTTCAAGCCGCACCTGCAACTGCAGACCGTGCAGATGCTGATGACGATGGTCAACCAGGTCGAGACCCTGCAGGCGGCGAAGACGCTCGACCTCTCGAACCTCGAAGAGGAAGACCTGAAGATCCTGCTCCGCCCTGTCGCGGTCGAACTGCTGAAGAACGACACGGCGTTCCTGCTCGACTGCCTAAAGGCGGCGAAACTGCAGGTAATGACCGAGGATGGAGACCTGCTCGGCTGCGAATCCCCGATCTTGGAAGTAGAGGCCGAATATGCCGGCACCGCGGAAGCTGCTGAACAATACGCCCGAGGAGACGGGCCTGAAGGCGGCCTCGGAGTTGATGCTGAGGAAGCTGGATGGTCTGAAACTCTTCCGCCCGACTAAACAGCAGGAGCCGTTCTTCCGGTGCAAGGCGCACAAGATTCTAGTTACTGGAGGTCAGCGCGCGGGCAAAACGCTAGCCGCTGCCGTGCGATTTGCATCGTTCATGCGCGACGTTCCTGTTACGCTCCGCGATGGCACGCAGATCAACTACCGGCGCCCACGGGATCGGAACGGTCACGTCATCTGCTGGGTGATCGGCGCGAACTGGGCGCACCTGGTCGACACGATCCAGAAGAAACTGTTCTCCCCCGGCCTGTTCTCGATCATCCGCGATCCGCAGACGAAAGAATGGCGGTGCGTCAACCCGGACGATCCGTTCGACTCCCAGCACCCGGAACTCTGGCGGGACGCCCCGCCGCTGATCCCGCAGCACGAGATCGAGCCAGGGGAGTTCCAGTGGCGGATCATGCGGTGCGCGGTCGAGTTGACAAAGAATCGCGGAACCATCGTGGGCGTCCCGAGTTCCGGCGATCTGAAGACCGGCGACGCGGTCACTGTGATCTGGATCGACGAGCACATCGAGATCCCGGAATACTTCGGCGACTGGCAGAACCGCCTCGCCTCGACGGAAGGATTCCTCTACTGGTCGGCCTTCCCCGATATGGGCGCCAACTTCGCCTTCTCGAATCTGTACGAGGAGTGCGATCTGGAGGCCGGCAAGCCGGAGCCGATGGCCGAGCGATTCACCCTCCGGCAGCGGGACAACCCGCACGTCTCGGAAAAGGGTACGCAGATCGCCATGAGCGGTCTGTCCGCCGAGGAGCGAGCGACTCGCGACGAGGGCGTCTACCACTTCGACAAGCTGCTGATGTACCCGTGGTTCTCGGAATCGCAGCACGTCATCAAGAAGGGGATGAACACCGACGGGGACGCGGTAGCGCAGATCCTGATGGAGAACCAGTTGCGCCCTCCCGAGGATTGGGCGAAGTACCTGATTCTCGACCCGGGGACCGCCCACCCGGCCATCCTCGCCGTCGCCGTTCCCCCGCCGCAGGTCGGCCCGTTCGCCGTGGCATTTCAGGAACTCTTCCCTGGCCGCATGGACGCCGAGGGGCTGGCGGCGATGGCAGCCAAGAAGTTCGAGTGGTGCTGGTTCGAGGCGTTCATCATCGACAACCAGGCCGGGCAGCGGACTCCCGAGGGGTTCTCCGAGACGATCTACCGCCGCTACTCCTCGATGTTCCGCAAGTACAACCTGATCAGCCGACAGACCGGCGATTCCTTCTGGATCGGCTCGACCGACGTGGCCTCTCGTACGCAGGCCGTGACCTCGATGCTCGTACCCTGCTACCCGAGCGGAAAGCCGCGGCTGCGTGTCGTCGAGATCGGCTGTCCCAACCTGATCGAGCAGATGAAGCGGTATCGCCGGCACATGGATAAGGTGACTCGCATCGTTTCCGAGAAGCCGGCGGAGAAGCAGACTATCGACTTGGCGGTGTGTTTGGAGTATTTTTGTGCTCGTGATCCGCAATGGCATGAGCAGCCAGAACTTCCGCCGAACGCGAACCCTGTGCAGACGATGATCTACCGCCGGATCAAACAACTGGAGGCCGAGAGGGCTGCAGGGTCGGCGACCTGGCATTGCGGGCCGGGCATGATTTCCTAGATGCGAAGGACGACGAATGACCGATCAGTTCATCCCACCCACCTATGTCGGACAGACAGTCTACTGGTTCCGCAACGGAACGCAGAGTCGGAAGGCCGAGGTGGCGATCGTGACGGAGGTGCATCCGCTTGGCATGTGCAACCTCCACGTCGTCAACGGACAGGGCGGGCAGTACCTCAAGGAGAACGCCCGGCACTTCTCCGACCCGTGGTTCAAGGATCTGGAGCAGAAGCGGATCGAGTGGGGCTACTGGACCACCATCCCGGTCAACGTCCTGCTCTCCTGCAACCCGGCGCTCGTGCATGAGATTGCCCGGGCGATGAAAGACCCGGCGAACTACTCGTCCGAGGAAATCGGGCTGAAGGTCCGGGAGTACATCGAGAAGGGTCACACCGACTCGCAGATCGCCTCCTACCTGAAGAAACCGTTCCCGCTGCTCAACATGGCTGTGATCCAGCAGATTCGCGCGGAATCGAAGGGCATCCCCCAGAAGGTGGCCGAGGCCATCTTCCAGAACCCATCCCCGCCCTCGAAGGCGAAAGCCTGAAGGCTGTAAAGCATGGTCCCCACCCGCGAGAATGTCACCAAGCAGCTTCCCGACGCGAAGGTCGAGCCGGCCTCGCAGGGGATTCTCCACGGCTGCGTGGCGTACTGGTGCGAGCAACTGAAGGCCGCCGAGGAGGCCCGCGCTCCGTGGAAGGCTGTCGCCGACCAGTGCCAGACATTCTTCGCCGGGACGGCCCGCACGTTCTGGAATGAGACGTTCCTGAACAAGTACATCGGCGTTGGCATTCAGGCGCCGAAGTTCCAACTGTGGATCGCCAAGGCGTTCGAGTTCGTGGCAGTGATGGGGCCGTCGGTCTTCTGGAAGAACCCGCGGGTTACGGTCGAGCCGAACGAGCTGAAGATCGCGGTCGACCCGATGGAGATGGTGGCGGCCGGCATCTTCGACGAGGAGACCGCGCAGGAGATCATGGCGGAGGAGGATCGGCGGGCCATTGCCGCGAACGCCAAGCGGCAGATGTTCGAGCAGATTTTGAACTACATGCCTGCCGAACTCCCGGGCGGTGGTGGTGGAGCGCACGCCGAACTCTCGACGATCGAGGCGATGGTCAAAGGGCGGGGGATGCTGGTCGCCAAGAGCTACCAGATTCCCGGCTCCGATCGTGAGATGGTCGGGATGGTCCACCGCTCCGTCGACCACCTGCTGGTGGACCCGGACGCGGAAGACCCGAACCTGACTGACGTCGCGTGGATCGCGATCCGGTACGTCACGCACTACCGTGAGTTGGAAAAGAAGTTTGGCCTGCAGAAGGGGGAGTTGCGGCACGCCGCCTCGATCTCCTCGGCCGAGTGGAACAACTCGCGGGATACAATCCTTCATCCGGTCAGCACGGATCGGAACTTCAAGGACATGGTGATCTGGTGGGAAGTCTACTCCCGCCGCGGGATCGGCCTGCACTCCTACGACTCGCCGATCACGGATGTCATGGAGGAGCAGATCGGCGACTTCGCCTACCTCGCAATCGCGCCGAACGTGCATTACCCGCTCAACGCTCCACCGGCGAAGCTGGTCTCAATGAGCGACCAGCAGGTCGCGGACGCCTTCCGCTGGCCGACCCCGCTCTGGAGGGCCGGGAAGTTCCCGGTCGCCATGCTCGACTTCTGTCAGGTCAACCGATCGACGTGGCCGATGCCGCCGCTCGCCATGTGCCTCGGTGAGTTGATCGCGCTCAACGTGCTGGTCAGTTCGCTCGTCACCCGCGCCCACGCCTCGGCGCAGGAGATCATCGGGGTCATCAAGGAAGCCGAGTCGGAGATCACGTCCAAGCTCCAGTCGAGCCAGTCGCCACTGGTCATCGAACTGCGGCACGATCTTGGCAAGAAGATCGAGGACATCATCTCGTTCATTCAGCGGCCGGACATCTCCCAGACGGTGCTGGAGGCGATCCAGATGCTGATGGGCCTGATCGACCAGCGGACGGGTCTCGTGCCCCACCTTTACGGGCAGAGCCCCACGCAGGACCGATCGGCCCTCGCCACGCAGACGAAGGATGAACGCGCGGGCATCCGGCAGGACTACATGCGGCGTCGCACTGGCGACTGGCTGCGCGAGGCCAACGACATCCTCAAGTGCATGGCCGGCTGGAATCTCAAGGGCGACGACGTGGCGCCGATCCTCGGCATGGCCGGGGCTGTCGCGTGGGACACGCTCGTCTCCAACGGGGACCCGGACGACTACCTGCTCGACCTCCACTGCCACGTCGAAGTGGCGGACATGCAGCGGCCGGACAAGGCGCAGAAGCAGACTGTCCTGCAGGTCTTCACGCAGAATATCCTCCCCGTCCTCGTGCAGTACGCGCAGATGACCGGTTCGTACGATCAGGTCAACGCCTACCTCGATCTGTTCGGCGAGGTCAACGAGATGGATATGAGCGGGATGATGCTTTCCCCGCCTCAGCCGCAGGAGCAGCAGATCACGCCCGAGCAGCAGGCGATGATGGATGCCGAGGCTCGCAAGGCGGAGGCCGAGGCCGCGAAGGTCGAGGCGGACGCCCAGCGGGCAGCCCAGCAACTGGAGTTCGACTTCGAGGCCGCACAGACCGAGCAGGACAAGTTCGATCTGGAGGTCGCGAAGACCGAGCAGGAGATGCAGATCGCCTCGGAGACGGCAGCGATTGACAATCTAGTGAAGCTGACCCAGGCCCAGACGGCCGTGCAGACGGCGACGGCCAACAACCGAGCCAAGGCGATCGCCGCGCGGAAACCGGCGCCCGCCAAGGCTGCAGCAGGAAAGTGATGCGATGGCAAGGCGGAAGGTTCTGGAGATCGAGATTCCCGAGGACGTCGTCCGCCGTGGCGAGCGTGCGGTCGGGATCTACGTGACGGCCATCGTGGAGCACAAGACGGCCCCGCGCATGGCCGAGATGTTCGCCCTCCAACAGGCCCCGCGGCTGATGACCGACTCCGTCTTCATGGAGGGGTCCGGCCGACTCGGGGATGTGATGAGCGAGAGCCATCTGGAGGAAGTGCTGGCCGGGGCCAAGAAGCACGGGTTCCGCCCGAATCCCAACGATATGTACATGCCGACGCTCGCCAGATTTCCGGGGGACCCGGAAGCCTTCGTCTCCCATGCAGGCGGACGCTACTACGTCAAGAAGTTGCTGGAGAAACGAGGGGCTGGCGGCGAGGGGGTTGTCAAGGTAAAATCTCGGGAACCTTCGGAGGCTCCGAAGCGGAAGCACCGGCTGGCTCCCGACATTGTCAATCGAACGGTCGCTCTCATGCGACAGGAAAAGCCCGAGTTGCGAGAGGTGCCCATCGCCAAACTCAAGGCTCAGGTGATCGAAACCCACGGGCAGAAATGAGGAACCAGCTATGGCGTCGATCTCGGGAATGCTGAACGAGCACTTGGGCGCGGCTCTCGCCAACGTGGCCGCCCGTGACGAAATGAAGGCGATCCTGGAGGGGGCGAAGACGATCCTCCAGACCTCTCCGAGCATGGCGAACCGCCTGCGTGATGCGTCGATTACCGTCGGCGCGGAGGACACGAACGTCCGGGCCATCACGATCCAGTTGAAGGACGAAGAGGGCAGCGACATGGCGGTTCGCACGCCGGTCCTCGCCTTCCTGCTGGCCGACGCCAACGGCGACGCCTTCGTGACGACAGGCGGCTCGACCGGCATCGCCATCGGCACTGACGGCGCCCTGCTCGCTCTGGTCGCCAAGAAGGTCTTCCTGCTCATCAGCGAGGCGGACGGCGACATCGACCTGACGTGGACCGACACCGGCACGGAAGCGGCGTACCTCGCGCTGCTCATGCCGAACGGTCGCATGGTTATTTCCTCTGCACTCACCAACGCGCCGTAATCGCGGCTGTCGGTTCGGCATCTTGTTCTGCATGATCTTCGGAGATTGTCATGGCTGCTGCTGGCTCGCAAACGATCCGTCACGACCGAGGCAACCCCGGGAACGCGCAGAACAAGATTCGCCGGATCGACATCGACTGGGTGGCCTCCTCCGGCGGGGCCGTCCAGGAACTCAACGCCTTCGGGTTCAACGGGAAGCTGTTGTATCTCGTCACGAACCCGGGCTCGCCGGCTCCGACCACGCTCTACGACATCCGACTGCTCGACGAGCACGGCACTGATGTCCTGCAGGGCCTCGGGGCGGACAGGCACGAGTCAAACACGGTGGGGACGAACATCGTCTTCTCGGGCACCGAGATCCATCCTCCGGTCTGCGGGCCTGTGACGATCGAGGTGACGAGCGCGGGGAACGGTGGGGCGGGGACGATCACCCTCTACTATGAGGCGGCCTGATGGCCCTCGACGATCTCTACACCCGTGGCGACCTCGTTGAGTTCGTCACGGATCGGTATCAGGCGCAGGGCGATCGGAACATCCGGTTCGTCCGCATGGCCTGCCGGGACGCCTACCGGGATATCCCGAAGTTCCACACATGGAAGTACCTGCGCCGGGACTTCACGTTCCTCACGAACGATCCGTACGACACCGGGACGATCGCGTTCGATTTTACCGGAGGCACGTACGAGCGGCAGATCACCCTAACGACAGGGACGTGGCCGACGTGGGCGGCCTCCGGGGTGATCCGTATCGACGACACCAACTACCCGGTTGCCACCCGCGAGTCCAACTCGGTCATCACGCTCGGGGCCGATGCCAATCCCGGGGCGGACGTGGCGGCATCCACCGCCTACCAGCTATTCCAGCAGGACTACCTGATCCCCCGGAACGCCGGGACGATCTGGCGAGTGACCAGCGCATCCGGCCCGCGGGAGTTGCTGCCGATCGACCCGAGCGCCCAGCCGGCGACGGCCGCGGGCATCGCCACCCCGGGCCTCAGCCAATGGTACTCCGCGCTGGGGACGGCCGGCATCCGCAACCTCGGGCGCCGGGCCATGCGGCTGTTCCCGCCGCCGAACGACGCGAAGGTCGTGGCGATGTCCTACGACGCCTACCCGCGGCCGTGGGTGATGTCGACGCCCTACACGCTCGGGACGGTCGCCATCTCCAGTGGGGGCACCACGCTCACCCTGACGAGCGGAACCTGGCCGACAGGAATCGAAGGCTGTCTCGTCCGCCTGTCCGCCGACTCGGCGATCCAAGCCCTGCCGACCGGGCCGGACGGAGACTTCCCGGCCGCGTTCGCCTCGGTCGTCCGCTCACGCACGTCCGACACTGTCATCGAATTATGGACAGCCGCGGACAAAGCCTACAGCGGCGTGACGTTCACGCTGGACGATCCGCTGGAGATCGAGACGTCCGCCATGTGGCCGTGGCTCAAGGCCGAGGCGTGTGCCCGCTACCTCGAAACGTCCGGGGCCTCCGGCGAGTCCGTGGGGAAGGCCCGGTTCGAGGCGCGTGAGCGACTGGCTTACGCCCGCGAGGCAGATCGCACGACGACAGAACCTGTTGATATCTACGGACTTGCCGATCCGATCCTGTCGACGATCTACGGTTCGTACCTCGCTCCGACCTACACGCCGCCGGTGTAATTCATGGCCGACTCCATCCTCTGGCAGATTCTGGAGAAGACGCAGGAGCGGCTGCGGAATCTCAACTTCGTGGCCCAGCCCGGAGACTCGATCGGCAAGATCGACATGCAGGCGATTGTCGTCAGGAAGATGCGCAACGTCGGCCGTCGGCAGCAGCCGGACAATGAGTTCGACGTGCAGGAGGCGATGCCAGGGATTCTGATCACCCCCGGGGAAACGTACGGGATTCGACCTCCCGAGGCGGGGACGAACTCCAACGACGACGTGACGTACCCCGTGCTCATTCAGATCATCGCCCGCGACGACGGGGACCGGGTGGCCCAGTCGAATCTGCGCACGCTCACGAAATGGATGGAGTTGATCGCGAGGGCATTCCAGAACTCCGACTTTGAAGGTACGATCACCGGGAGTCAGGGGCAGGTCTACATCGGCTACGCCAACCAGACGTTCGCTCCCGACCCGTCGATCTTTACGGTCCACCAGCGATTCCAATGTGGGGTCGCCTGCTCGTTCCTCTCCAGAGAACCACGAGGTGTTGAATGACGATCCACAAGTGCGGCGGCAAGAAGGGCGGACACAAGGGCGGCAAGGGGAAGTGACTGCGGCAGGTCACTCAGATTGATCACACCCGGCGGATGCGTTTTCTGGAGTAGACCATGACCTGCGTGCAGGGCGCGAAGACGCAACTCGCCATCAACGGCCAGCAGTTCCCGTTCATCAGCTATCGGCCGGTGGTCGTGCAGGAACTGATGGACGGGCAGACGCAGGCGATCACCGGCAATCTCCAGCCGTACGATGAGCGATGGGACGCTGGCATCCTGCGGATCAACCATCGCGTCATCCTCGAACCGACGCCGCAGGAACTGGATGTCCTGCTCCTGCTGATGGGGTTCGCGGAGAGCCCGACCGACACGTTCAAGCTCGGGCAGAGCCTCACCAGCTTCACCCTGCTGGTCGACATGGTGACGAAGGTCTACACGTACACGGACACCGTGATCGGCCGCTGGCGGCTGCAGGGACGGCGAGGGAGCACGCCGATCCGCCTGATCCTCGACATGATGGGCAAGGCGCGCCCGACCGAGGGGAACGCCGGATCGTTCTCGGCTACGGCCCGCAAGACGGACGCGCCGATCCCGTTCACCCGCGGGACGCTGACACTCGACTCGACGGCCCGCGAGTACAACCAGTTCGACCTCGTCTGCGACTTCAACGTCGCCAGCCAGTACAACAACAGCCAGGTGCCGACGGACCTCTGCCCGACGAATATGCAGATGGCGCTCGCGACGAGCGTCCCGTTCGACTCGACGAACCTGAACCTGACGAAGACGCCGATCATCTCGAACACCGTCTCCTCGATCACCGGGACGCTGGCGTTTGCCCGTTCGCCGATGAGCAGTTCGTGGGCGCTGGCCGCTCTCCGGCCGGAGCAGCGGATGCCGGACATCCTCGGGAAGACGGAGATCCGGGCGCCGCTGTTCTACCGGGTCAACAGGACTTCCTCGAATGAAGCGATCATTGTCACGCACACCTCTGCGTGACGGGTATGACCTGAACGGTTCCGTCACCCTTGAAGGAAAGGAATATCGGCTTCTCTACCGTCCGATGCTTCGACACGACATTCGCTCGATAGCACAGGAGGCCCGATGGGTATCCGAACAAACGGGAAGGGAGGTGATCCGATCTGCGGTCCTCGACCAGCTTCTGGTCTGTGACGCCTCGCTGGAGGCGTTGATCCACGAGGACCACCCTGACGTGATTCCTTCACTGTGGCGGCTGGTGACGGCACGCCAGTCGCCACAGTGGGAACGCGAGTCGGCACAGAACCTGTACTCCGGTCAGATGCTTCGGCTCCTGCATCCGCAGGTAGCAACCCGCAAGTGCAGCGACTGCAAGGTCTGGTGGTACAACCATCAGACCGGGAAGATCCAGACGAGAGAGGGCGAGTTCCTGCGGCGCCCGATCGACCAGGTGCTTCCCTGCCAGATCGGAGAGTGCGCCAAGGGATCACCGGACGGACGGCTGGAATGGACAGAGCAGAATCGCCTTGCGGCCGAACACTTTGTACGATGTGACGCTGTTGGTCAGTTCCCGAATGATCCGATTGTGCGGAGAAACGCGGCGATCCTCCGAAAAGCCATGAACGATGCAATGAGGCTGGTGAACCGTGCAAGAGTGGGATCTGGACAAACTGCTCGCTGAGACGGACGGAATGGAGAATTCCGAGACGCCGCCTCTTGCACCCGCCGGGGAATCGGCTATGGTTTCCCCGGACAGCGGCATGTCTGCGCAAGAGCCCCAGACAACGGAGTCGGATGCGGCGGAGGTCGATGAGTCGTCAGAGACGACGAGCACTCAGCCTCCTCCAGATGAAGAAGTCCTCGCTGCGGAGACGTCTGCAGCGCGAACGGATCTTGCAGCGGAGGCCAATACCAATCTCCGGTCTTCAGCAACCGGAGCCTCGCCCTCGGCCGACGATGACGGTTTTTCCCCTTTCCCGGATTCGTCGGCCGAGGATTTCTCTCTCGTTGACGCTCCTCCCCGGTCCCCGGAGATCGAGTGGCCCGAGATCGCCCCGCCGGAGAATCGGCAGGCGGCCTTCCTCGAAATGCCGAGCCAGCAGTCCCGCGGCTCGTACGACACGTACGCCGAGCAGGCACCAGCGCCGCAGGCCCAGCCGATCATCCAGCCGGTGTTCAACGTGCAGGTGACTGGCGGGGATGACATGGTCGCCAAGCTGGGCGAGGAGATCAGCCCGAGGCTCCAGCAGCTTCAGCAGCAGACGGAGTTCTATGCGGACGACCAGATTGCCAACTACACCGACCTGATGTCCCTGACGGAAGGCGGTGAGTTTTGAGCAACCTCGTCTACGGCGGGTACACCCACGCCGACGACTCCGCCGGGTTCACGATCAACGAGCAGATGATCCTGTCTCCCCGGGGAACGCCGTTCAAGAAGCTCCACTCGTGGATCATCAACGGCGTGCTGCGGGCGACCACGCAGTCGCAACTGACGGCCGAGATGGATGCGCTGAAGGCGGCGTACTCGCAGGGCGGTCAGGATCTGGTGTTCAACCTGACGGGCGGCGTCGGATCGCACCACCGCCTGCTGTCGGGCTCCACGCTCACGGGCACGCGGGTCCGCCGGTTTACCTGGCTGGATCGGCAGCCGGGCGTCTGGGGGTCCGGCACGGAGTACGTGTTCCGCCGGTCATACCAGATCGTCGTCGATGCGGAGGCGATTGCCGATGGGGCGGACAACATCCTGCAGTACACCCAGTCGATCACGTACAAGGGCTATGGCGGGCCACGCTGGATTCTCGCCGGTTCGCTGACGGGCGCCATGCAGTCGCAGACCGTGCAAGCCTTCACCCCGTTCTACGCGATCCAGTCTGGCTTCGCGCTCGGCCTGTTCAGCCGTCCGAGTTTCCCGGGACCGCTGTGGCCGGCATTGGAACACGGGGAGATGCGGGAGGAGACGGAGATCGACGGGATTCCCTACGCGAACGGCACGATCGCCCTCGGCGCTCGCTGGCGATACGTGCATGAAAGTTCTGCCGCAATCGTGTAACCTGATCGGACCTTTGGAGTTTTGACATGGCTGACAACAACTGGCGTCATCCGGCCTATACGGCCGTGGCTCAGGTCTGGCAGGGGACGATCGGCTCGACCACGAACGGCCACACGTTCACGGTCACTGCGACCGGGGACGATGGAGCGACCGGCGCGATCACCACGGCCGCCGACGGCGTGCTGACGGCCACGCAGATCGCCGCCGCCTTCTGCACGGCGTGGAACGCCTCGACCAACCCGCTGCACACGGGGATCACCGCGGACAACAACTCCAGCGCGGTCGTCACGCTGACGGCCGATACCGCGGGCGTCCCGTTCTCGGTGGCGACGTCCGGGTCGGGAACGTGGAGTTCCACGGGGAACACGACAAACAACCAGGGTCCGTACGACTACGGCAGCGACCGGAACTGGGAGCAGGATGACGTCCCGGACACCGGGGACGATGTGATCTTCGGCGTCGGGTCCGTCGACTCGCTCTACTCGCTGAACCAGTCGAGCGTGGCGATCGCCGACTTCCGGGTCGAGAAGGGCTGCAAGTCGAAGATCGGCCGGTTCGAGAACGGGTTGCCGCATTACCTGCGGATCGACCCGGATCTCGTGCGCATCGAATACTCCGGCCAGCGAGCCCTGTTCGACATCGGGTCTGCCAACATCAACCCGTACATCTGGTGCGACGGGAGCCCGGAACTGACCGGCCGGTACGTGACGTACATCAAGGGCTCGAACATCGCGACCCTGGAGATCGCGAAGGGCCAGGTGGCGGTTGCCCCGTTCCAAGGGGATACGGCCACGGTCGCGACCATTCGCATCGGCTACGAGTCCACGCAGGCTTCGGATGCGACCGTGCTGATCGGCTCGGGAGTGACTCTGACAACGCTGGACATGGCTGGCGGCGTCGCCAAGGCTCTGTGCGCGATGACGACCGGGACGGTCAAGTCCGGTGCCACCCTCACCACCGAAGGATCTGGCGCGATCACCACGCTCAACGCCTTTGGCACCGTGTACCCGAACTCGTCGGGCACGATCACCACGCTCAACGCCTACGGGACCGTGGACTTCACGAAGGATCTGCGGGCACGCACGGTGACGACGCTGGTCCTGTTCCCCGGGTGCACCGTCCGCTACCACGGGAACATCACGTTCACGAACATCACCCAGCTTGCCAGCCCGGGGACGGTTACTCTGATTCGGGTGTGACGCATGGCGCAGGTCTTCGTCAACTGCACGGGAATCGAGCGGGCGGTCGCGGCACACGCCTTCCGCTCGCTCGGTGTTTTCCCCAATGCGTCGCTCGTCTACTACCGGCCGCAGTTGAACTCCGTCCCCTCGCGGGTGGACCTGCAACTCGGGCACGGGATCAACACCATCCTCTTCCGCAACTGCCTGGTCGACACGGGGACGTCCACGGCCAACCACCGATCGGGGTTCATCGAGACGATCAAGGTGCTCGACCGGCGGTGGAACTGGGAGTACAAGATCATCTCCGGCCGGTACAACCGGCGGACCCCGGCCGGGCTGATCGACCCGGCGACACAGCGGACGCCCCAGCAGTTGGCGGCCCTGCTGTTCGAGGCGATGGGGGAGACCAGCTTCGACGTCTCGCTTCTACCGAACGACGGATACCCGGAGATCGACTGGCAGTATGCGTACGCAAACCTTGAACTGCTGCAGCTTTGCAGCGACCGAGGTTGCAACGTCAGCCTGAATACCGACGACACGGTGGCGATCGTCCGGCTTGGGCAGGGCGTGCAGGCCGGGCCGTCGCTGGATGTGCAGTGGGTCAGCCAGACGATCGACCCGCCGCAGCCCCCGGACGAACTGATCGGCATCTGCGGCCCGACCGTCGTGGAGTCCCTGCTCCGGCTGAAGGCGATCGGCCTCGACACTGACGGCCAGTACAAGGCGATCAACGACCTCAGCTACAAGCCGGAGGGCGGCTGGGAACTGGAGGCGGACATCGAGCACTTCGAGTTCCTGGAGGACGATCCGCTCGCGCAGGCGTGCGCGCGGAAGACGCTCTACCGGACCTACCAGATCGACGGGTTTGCCGACGGGACCAACGAGATCACCGGGTACTCTGGCACGATCGACTCAATCAGCCAGATCCTCCCGCTGAACCAGACGACGCTCGACACCTACACGGACGAGACCGGGGCGCTGGTGGCGGCGCCCGCGGAGATCATCGGCACGTTCGTCGTCAACTCCGATCCGACGCTGGACGGCAACTGCGAACCGGGCACGACGTACGATGGGGAGTTCCGCATCGACTCGAAGACCGGGATCGTCACGTTCTCCCGCCGAGTCTACAAGTACGATGAGACCTTCCAGATCCTGCCGGCCACGCTCTACCTGCGGACGACGTTCAAGCTGGAGGACGCGAACGGCCAGTTGGTCCGGGACGTGATCACCTACAACCTGTCCGTCGGGGGAGGGACGAACCGCTTCCCCGTGCAGATCCCGGAGGTCAACCGGCGGCACAAGGTGACGTGGACGACCACGACCGACCCGCCGACGCCGGAGAGTTTCACGAACAACGAGCAGGACGTGCTCGACCAGACGAACGCGATTCTCGCGGGCGTCGCCTCCCGCTTCACCTTTGCGGTTGGCGGGAAGATCACGTACCGTGACATCCAGAATCTGTCGACCTCAGGGGTGATCCGGCAACTCCAGTGGTCATGCTCCGGTCAGGGGGCGCAGACGATCGCGGTCAACAACTTCGAGGCCATCCCGTTCCTCAGCCCGTCGCCCAAGCAACGGCAGCGGGCGAAGTACAAGGCGCTCGATCTGCGGCGGATCAACCGGGCACTCTCGGTCGGCGAGCGGAATGGGAGTTTGCAGTGACCACCCTCCATGCCGCCAACTCGACCCGCTGGCTCTCGTTCTTCAATGCGTCGGGAGAGACGATCCCGTCGTACGGAGTGTTCTCCATCCCGCTCGACACCGAGGCACCGACGACGGAACTCGGGCGGCTGAAGCTGATCGGCAAGCAGTACGCGCCCGAGGATGCCGGGGCTGACCCGACGACCTACCTCGCTTTTGGCGGCCGGTACGAACGAGTGCTCGCCCTGAACGGGAGGACGCCGGTGGAGGCCGGGCGATGGGGGCGCTGCACGTTCGCCTTTGACGGCCCGGCGTGGGCCAGGTGGCGACCAGAGCAGGACTCGGCCATCCCGGAAGACCGGCTTGACCCGTTCCTGATCAACTCGAACACGGCATACCCAGTGCAGATCGGCCCATACCCCGGGACGTTCGGCATGTCCGCCACCGGCTGGGGGTTCCGAGTTCTCCGCGTCCCCGGGAACGATGACGGCCGGGTGCTGGTCCAGCAGATCCCGCCAGAAGTTCCCTTTCAGGTCAAGGTGATCAGCCCGTGGGTGACGGCCCTCGGCGCCCGCACGCAGACCGGGGGGAACAGTGGGGCTCCCTACTCGTGGTGCATCGGCAAGGCGCGGAACGGGCTGGAGCAGATCGTCCTCGGCGACAACACGCCCGCAGCGGCGACCCCTACACATCTGGCGTGCATCGCGATTCTGGCGACGATGGATGTCGGGGCGATCACGGACAACCGGGTGATCACCGTCCAGTGGCGGCGCGGCGAGTTCTTCGCGATGGCTGGCGGCGGGCACTACTTCCACAATTGCAGCGTCGTCGCCGGCTCCACGGATGGCGAGCCGGCGGACGTCGACCTGTCATTCAGCCTCGACGACGCGATGGGTGATTCCGCGAACTACACGGTCGCCGGCTACCCGTCTGACCCGTCTTTCTCCATTCCGAACGGCACGCTCTGCGACGTGGCGTACTCCGTGGCCGACCGGAACTTCTACATCTTCGGGGTTCACTGCCCGTGAAAATCTCGCGCAACCGCTGTGGCTGCGACTGCCTGAACGACACGGAGCCCTACCCGGTCAATCAGGACTGCTACCCGGAGACCGCTCGTGAGATCACCTGCTGCCCGGACACGCCGCTCGGCGAGGTGATGACCGTCGTCTTCTCCGACGTCGCGACCGTCCGGCAACTCGTGCGGGACGCCTCCGACCCGGCGATCTGGTCGGCCTCGGCGATCAGCCTTGGTGGCGGCGTCTCGATGGACGTGACCCTCGAATGTGCGGACGGCGAATGGACGCTCAGGCGGGTCCGGTACGACACGAACGGCACGCTGGCCGACGTCATCTACCTGGCGGAGACCACGCACTGCGGGACCGGGCAGACGGTGCACACGCTGATCGAGCCGATCGAGTTCAGCCAGACGGCCGACGCCGATCCGTTCGAGATCGTCTTCCGCGCCCCGGCCGGATCGAGCGAGCCCGCGTCCGCGACGGTCAACATGCTGCAGGGGGAAGAACCGGACGATCCGCCGGCCGACTGGGTGGAGGAGCACACCTGCTGCGCGGCCTGCCCCGAGGGGAGCCCAACATTCTACCTCGTCGACTTCGGCTGCTTTCTTCGCACGGATGAACC